CGTGGTTGTGTTGAAAAGTTCGCACCTCCTGTTGATTACGGTGTGTTTGGTCATTCAAAGATACGCACTATTCCTGGATTCAATAATCGTAGGGACTATGCCAGAGTAGCAAAGAGAACTGAGGTTGCTGAGAACTTCACTGTACTGCATCAACCTCGAATTGATGTCAAAGCACCGTCACCGAGAATTCCTCTGTCAAAAAGCAGAGGATCATTCAGAAGGGCAATTCCTCGACCTCCTGGGGTTCCATGGCAGGCCCCCTACACGCCGCGAAGGCTCAGGGGTGGACTGCCGGTCCAACTCAAGCGGGAAATCTCATGGGGAGGTCACCGGTTTGGTCCTGGTGCAAAGGAAATCAAGACCTACATCCCACTGGACTTCAGCCGGTTGTTGATTGAAGTGGGATATGAAACACAAGCAACGATTGATATGACATACCCGATCACTGTGTACGTGACGGTCGATCACCCGGATGATGTTACAATGGATCTTGATATAGCGGTGTGATAAATGAAACGCATGGTCAAGGGCGACACACGTAAGCCGGTTGTGTTCCGGTTGAAGTCCAATGGCGTTGCTGTGAACCTAACAGGTGAGGTGTTGGAGGTTCATTATAAAATAGGTGACAATGCGTTGAAGACTAAATCATTGTCATATACATCACCATTGTTGGGTGAAGCAATACTGTCTCCTGCCTCTGATAATTGGGATAATGCCGGTGTCGCCACGGGACGCATATATGTCACAAGCGGCGGTCTCAAAGGTATTTCGTGGGAGTGGTCGTTGCTCGTTGAGAATGACTATCACGCTGTGTAAGAAAATGTTTCGTAAATCCCCGAGAGGCACTTATATTTTTCACTCTCTTTTACATCCGTTTTTATGGCCTAGTAGCACCGTAACAGGATTGTGGTAAACTGTGGGTACGTGCAAGAAGTTAAGATATTCAGAGTACTGTGACACAAACTGTGTCACGCCGCGTCACGCGTAACACGGAGGGATGATGGTTAGGCCCACAAGGTTCGAACGTGTAAGAAGAATTGAAGCTATTCTCAATTGGTTAGGTCGTGGACTATCAGTACCACAGATCAAAATACAAGCACGTAAAGAGTGGAATGTCTGTGGTATGACAGCACATCGATATTTGTTGCGGGCGCGTGAGTGGCAATTAAGGATGGTTAGATCACCAGTTGATTTCTATCGTGCTGGTGCAATGAGATTCTATGATCAATTGTTGATGGATCCTAAAATCACAATAAAAGATAAACTCCAGGCAATGCGTCAGAAGATGGAAGTCTTAACGATGCTGGATCGTCGCCTTGAGTTGAGACATAGCGGGCGCGTGGGCGTTGACGTTGATGCTAATGTCAGCGAGGGTGTTAGCGATTTGATTGCTGCTATGTCGGGTAATAATCGTGTGCGCGATGAGGTGTTGAACCTTGATAGAGATATCAAAGCTATCGAAGAATCAATTGGCAGCATTAAAGACAGCGGCGAGTCTATCAACGCCGGTGCGACTGGCTCAAATGGTACGATCAGTCACGCCCCGGTCGGCGTCAATGGTACAAACGGAACGAACGGACAACAGCATATATAAATTTCAGACTCCCAAACATATCGTGGCAATGAACCAGTCTTTATTAGACCTGCACGACCGCAAGATTGAAGGTCTGCTGGTATCTATGCCGCCGAGGCATGGCAAGTCTATGTTATGCTCACAGTATTTCCCCGCATGGTACTTGCTACACAATCCAGAGCATCGATTAATGTTTATGTCGCACAATGCGTCGTTCTCAAAGACATGGGGCCGGAAGGCGAGAGATGCATTTGCACAGGTGGCATCATATCGTGGATTGACATTGAGACCCGATTCCATTGCTGCTGATCATTGGAACATTGAGGGTCATGAGGGTGGGATGGATACCACGGGTGTTGGTGGTTCCATTACAGGTCGAGGTGCTAATTGCTTCGTAGCTGATGATATGATTAAGAATCACAAGGAAGCATTATCGAAGACATTCAGGCAGAACGCATGGGAGTTGTGGATATCCTCTGTTGAGACAAGAGCAGAGCCGGGATGCGTGTTCCTTGTGGTTGGCACGAGGTGGAATGAGGATGACGTTATTGGCAGACTGGAACGTGAGATCAATAGTGGTGAACGGGTCAATTGGCGTGTGATGAAGTTCGCCGCACTGGCAGAAGAGAATGATCCACTTGGCCGCAATGTAGGGGAAGCATTATGGCCCGAAAGATATCCAGCATCGAAGTTGAAGGAACACAAGAAACGTTGCGATCACGACGAAGCCAGACTTGGTGCGTACTGGTGGGATTCACTATATCAGCAACGTCCGACTCCTCGTGAGGGTGGCATCATCAAGCGGGCATGGTTCCACTATTACAATCACGATGACGAATTTCTGAGGGCGGATGATGGCAAGGTATATCGTAAGCGTGACTGCTGGAAGATATGCGTTGCTGATCTTGCTGTATCGACAAAGACAACGGCGGACTACTTCTGTCTTGGACTGTGGTACATAACACACGATATGAGACTGTTCCTTCACGACGTGGTGCATGAACGATTAGAGGGTCCGGACCAGGGTCCATTGATTGAACGGATGTGGAGGGAGCATAATCCCGCCTTCGTAGGTATCGAGGCCGTTGCGTATCAGTTGTCACTGGTCCAAGACCTATGGCGCAGGGGCGTGCCCGCTCGTGCGGTGAATGTAGATCGTGATAAGGTTGCTCGTGCTCAATTGGCAGCAACACGAATGGCGGCGGGGATGGTGTACTTCAGATCAAGTGCGCCGTGGCTGCGTGATCTCGAAGATGAACTAGTCACGTTCCCCAACGGACGACATGATGACTTTGTGGATATGGTGTCAATGGCCGCTCATGAGGTTGTTGAGTGTGCCATTCCGAGTATGGAGTAAATATGAACTTCCTTCAGCGTGCTATCGGTAAGATGTTCCTGGGTGAAAAGACAATGGACATCGCATCACTGATCGATGCTGCTGAGAAGCAAGGATGGATATCCACAACGTATAACTCCCGAGTGCGTGACGGGTACAAGAGAAATACAACGGCATATGCGGCCATACAGAAGATTGCAATCAATTGCTCCGGTGTCCCGTGGCTGCTATTCAGGGAAACAGATGGTGACGAGGACGAGGCCATAGAGTCGCATGATATGTTGACTCTCATGGAAAGACCAAGCCCTACCAAGTCACAAGCACGATTCATTGAGGAGTTGGTTACGTATCTACTGGTCAGTGGGCACAACTTTACACGACGCATCAAGGTCGAGAGTCTTATCGGCAGATCAACAGCGACGGCACTTGTCAATCTGATGCCAGACAAGGTGAAGAAGAATAATCGTGGTGCAGGTTGGTTGTATGGCAATGACCCTGTACCTATCCCCGATGAAGATATGTTGCATCTCAACTTCCTTGATCCATTGGATGAGGATGGTGGATTATCTCCATTGGAAGTATCTTCAATGCAGATTGATCAGGGTAACACGGCGCGAATTTGGAATAGGAATCTACTTAAACAGGGTGCTCGTCCATCCGGTATGATCAAAACTAAGATGTCTATGAACAGCGACCAGAAGCAAGATATCTTGAATTCATTCATTGAACGTATGGCTGGTGGGTCGAGGGCTGGATTGCCTATTATGTCCAGTGGTGAAATTGATTGGCAGCCAACTGGCATGAGTCCTGGGGAGATGGAATGGTTACAGGGTATGGTTCATGCCGACCGTGGTGTTGCTGTATCTATTGGTGTTCCTCCGCAGGTATTGGGCGACACTGAATCATCGACGTTCTCCAACTACCAAGAGGCGCGCAAAGCACTGTATCAGGAACGTGTGTTGCCATTGTTAGGATGGGTCATTGGTGAGTTCACGCAATTCCTATTAGTATCACAGGGCGACTCTGATCTGTACTTCACGCCTGATCTTGATTCGGTTGATGCATTGCACGAGGCGCGTCGTGATGAGTGGTCACGTATCAAGGAAGCAGACTGGTTGACTGTCAATGAGAAGCGTATAGCCACTCGATATGGAGCGATAGATGGTGAGGGCGGGTCTCTTATTATTACATCCGGTGGTGTTATCATTCGCGAGGATGGATCTGTATTGTTGCCATCGACATTGATTCCAATGGAGACTATCGATGCGGCATTGGAAGATCCAAATGCAAATGATACACCCAATGCAACACCGTTTGCAAAGCCTCCGGAAGAGCCGCCTGTAAAGGAACCGCCTGAAGAGGACACCACGACGGGCAAGTTCTTTTCCCTGATCACAGAGGACCAGAAGCGCACACACTGGGTAGGCGTCGAGGGACTGCGTAAGGCTTTTGTCGTCGTCGCCCGCGTGCGTGCCGCTCGCATATTCCAAGCCGAACGTAAACGTATTGTCGAGTCGGCAAAGAGTGCTGGCAGTGTAGAGAGTATTAATGACATAGCAGACAACGTTATTGATGCATCGAAAACAAAGTGGGAAGACTTCTATCTCAAGACATATAGTCAGGTGGGTTCTGTATTCGCTCGTCGTGTATATGACGACATCATCAAGGGCGATTCGAGCGAAGTAATGGACACAAAGGGCAAGACAACCGTGGTCGATAAATGGTTGTCGCATATCCAATCTGTTATAGTCGAGGATAGCGCCGATAAGGTTGTGGGTATTGGTCAGACTGTGAAGGATAAGATCAAGGCAACAGTTCAACGAACAATAGATGCTGGTCTCAGTGTGGTTGATGCCGCCAAGGAAATTGATTCTATGTATCTTGATGACATCATACCGAATAGGTCTGAGGTGATAGCCAGGACTGAGATTGTCAGTGCATCCAATAAAGCGTCTAACTTCGCCGCTGAAGATACAGGATTGAAACTTAACAAAGAGTGGATCAGGACATACGATGATCGTATTCGCGACACTCACAAGGATGTCACCGAGAAGTCTATACCAATGGATAAACCATTCTCAGTTGGTGGTTCATTGATGATGTATCCAGGTGATTCATCCCTTGGCGCTGATGCTGGTGAGATCATTAACTGCCGTTGTACAGTGGGATATATTCCCGTGGATTAACAATGGACAGTGAGTTGAGGACTTGGTATTTTGAATCCGAGGTTTGAAGATGAAGATTTTTGACGGCGCATCTCACAAGGATGTATTCCTCGACGACTGTGGCCTGAAGGCGATGGATGATCAGCCAGGGATCTTCACAGGGTACGCATCCGTGTTCAACAAGAAAGACCTCCAGGATGACATCATGGATGCGGGCGCCTTCGCGCGCACAATCAAACGCCGAGGCAGTACGTTCCCGTTGTTATATCAACATGATCCATCTATTGTCATTGGCGACGCCACAGTCGAGGAAGATAGCAAGGGGCTGAAAGTTACCAGAGGAGAACTGGTACTTGAGGTCCGTGCCGCCGCCGATGCATATGCGTTAATGAAGCGTGATAAAATCAAGGGAATGAGCATTGGATTCCGTACAGTAAAAGACCAATGGGATAAAGAAGTGGGAGTGCGACATCTCAAAGAGGTGGACCTTTGGGAAGTGAGTATTGTCACATTCCCTGCGAATCCTTCTGCTCTTGTGCGTACGATCAAATCAGGCGATGCTGTTGGGGAAGTGACCCGGGCGATGATATTACAGGCGGATAAAAACGCATCCGGTCTCGCTCATCTTTCAGCGGCCATCTTCGGCGCATCGCCTGAAATTATTCCCGATAATGATATGTCTTTTGCTAGAGGGTATGCAGAGGAACTATATAGGAAATCAGGTCACAGTGCGCCGTGGTTGGGTATGTCTGATCTCGATGACATGGTGGACTGTGTTACATCGTTGCTTCCGTTCGCCCGTGTTGAAGTCCGAAAGAACCTGCGTGATATGCTCGACTCCTCATTGAACCCGTCATCGAAAGATGCCTTCAATTGGGATACGTGTAACAACGCACCCGAGTTGATCGAACTGCGCGAGGCGATTGACGATCTTACAAAGTTGGCAGCCGATATCAAGTCGGCATCAATGGAGAATCAAAATGGCTGATGTTGATCTGAAGAAACTTGTTGATGACATGCAGACCACGACAAAGGAGCTGCGTGATACTCACAAGGAGTTGACTGCTCGTGTCGAGAAGGGTGTTGGTGATACCGCCCAACTCATTGAGAAGCAGAAGAAGTGTAATGACGCCATCGACGCAATGGACAAGAAGTTCCAGGAGTGGAGGCTTGCCAATGAGTCGAAGAAGAATTCTGGCGAACAACGTGATGTCGAGGTCGAAGAGGCCAAGCAAGCGTTCTGGGAGTTCGCCCGATTCGGCAATGCGGCTCCGGAACGAACGAAGTATCTCAGGCGCGATACTCTGAATGGCATGGGTGAACGCAAAGCCTTTGCTATTGGCGTGGATGCTGCTGCTGGATATCTTGCTCCATTGGAATATACCAAGGAGATTATTAAGGGCGCAATCGAGTTCTCACCTGTTCGTCAACTGGCCACTGTCCAGACCACAAGCACGACAGGAGTCCAGGTTCCCAAGCGCACTGGACTTCACTCTGCGACATGGGTTGCCGAGGCAGGCACGCGTGCAGAATCCACGGGCCTTACCTATGGGCTGGAAACGATTCTCGCCCATGAGGCCAGTTCATTGTTCATCAGTTCACAGGCACAACTTGAAGATGCTGCTTTCAATCTTGAGGCGGAGATTACTGGTGCCGCTACTGAGCAGTTCGGTGTTGCAGAGGGAACGGCTTTCATTTGGGGTACCGGTGCTGGTCAACCGATGGGCATCCTGAATACTGCGATCACTATCGGGGCGCAGACGTGTGCCGATTCGACTAACCATTACCTGCAAGGCAAAGACATTGCCAATGCTATTGCCAAGTTGAAGGAACCATATCAGGCGAATTGTTCTATTCTCATCAAGGGATCTTGCGTTGGTCGGCTTCGTACAGAGTTGACATCTGGTGGAGTCTACGTGTGGGGTCCGCTTGCTGCTGATACGCCCCCGACTATTTGGGGTAAGCCTTACTACATGGCTATTGATCTTGAGGACGACGGTACCGTTACCAAGATCCCACTCATTCTCGGTGACTTCAAACGCGGCTATCGTATTGTTGATCGCCTTGCTATGGATGTCGTTCGTGACATCTATACGTTGGCCGCCAATGGACAGACCCGATTCATCATTCGTAAGCGTGTTGGTGGACAGGCTGTTCTTCCTGAGTGTTTCGTGAAGTGCACCACCGCGTAATAGGAAAGGATGAATAAAGGAGTCTGCTATGGCTACCAAGGATATTGGAAGTGAATTTAAGCCGGTGTTTACTTTTCTCCCCGTGGCAATCACGACGGCTAACCCGGTTGGTACTACTGTTGATTGCGCCGGGTATAATTCTGTGGTTATCGAATTGAGTGTCGGCATTGAAACGGGTACGAGCAACTCATTCCGTGTTGAGCACTCTGATCTAGTTGGTTCCGGGCATGCCGTTGTGCCTGATGCCGACATCGATGCCGATGCGTACACTACTAACAAGGCGGAGCTTGTTATTACCACGGCCAACGATGTGAATATTTATCGTTGGAGGTATCGTGGCAATAAGAGGTTCATTCGTGTTAATAGTTGGGCCAATGCTTCTGGTGCTATCACATTCGGCGCGAATGTGATTCTCGGTTATCCGAAGTCTGGACCTGTTGCTTCGTGGAACGTCTAGTCCTGTAGGGAAGTCGTGAAGAGGCCGGGTGAGGATCTTCCTCATTCAATTCTCACCCGGCATTTTTTTGGAGCCATTGATGCGTAGCAGATCAACACGGATTGTCGCTCCAACCACAATGGCGGTTCCCTTGTCTCAATTGAAAGATCAATTGAGAATCACAACTGATGCTCAAGATGATTTTCTTACATCTCTTCTGAAGGATTCTATTTCATGGATTGAAGAGTACACGGGTCGCAGTCTGATGTATCAACAGTGGGAGAATGCCATTGATGTGGAAGGGTACCCACTTGAATCGGATTACGGTCAAGGGTCATTCATTCCATTGAGTCGTGGTCCTCTGTATTCCACATCTCCAATTGTGTCAATCAAGTCCTACACGATAGACGATGTTGAATCCACAATGTCTGCATCTAATTATTGGGCAGACATTCCAAACAATAGAGTCGTATTAAAATCCTTCATGTCATGGCCTGTGGATATGCGGGCATTACGTAGCATGGTCGTGTTGTATTATACGGGGTATAGTCAGGCAGATCAGGAGAAGATTCCTCGTTCCTTGCGTCGTGCTATTCTTGAATTGGCGTCATACTGGTTTGTCACACCATCTGCT